GCAGTTTAGAATTTCCCGAAACGGAATCGAAAAGCCATGACTAGCCACGCAAAAGCCCCAAAGAAGCCCGTAAATGCTCATATCGGCGGCAATCAGGTTGATGCGGTAGTCAAACCCATAAAAAGCCCGCTAAAAGGCTCCAAAACCCCGCGTATCGCCACTAAACCTTTGAAGTTTCCCACGAAAGGCGATGAAATTGTGGAATTCGCCGGATCATTAGGCCTAGAGCTGATGGATTGGCAGCAATACCTGGCCGGAGAAATGTTCCGCTGTAAGCCGGATGGGACTTGGGCGCACAATACTTCGACTTTCATTTGCGCTCGCCAGCAAGGCAAGACGACATTCATGGCGGCAGCTATCTTGACCGGGCTGTTTAAGTGGAACCTAAAATTACAAATTGGAACTGCTCACAGATTGACGACCAGCTTTGAAACTTTCAGACAGCTAGTCGGTATCATCGAGGATAACGAATCGTTACTTGAGCAGGTTAAGAAAATTCGTTGGCGGCATGGCTCAGAGGAAATCGAACTTAAAAACGGATGCCGCTACATGGTAAGAGCTGGAGCGTCGGCGGCTAGAGGAATTGCCGCGCCGGACATCGTCTGGATTGATGAAGCCCGCGAACTAAAGGATATGGACACATGGGCTTCACTGCGATATACCATGATGAGCAATCCAAATCCGATGGTGGTGGTTCTTAGTAACGCTGGCGATCAGCATTCGGTCGTCTTAAATCAGCTACGCGATAGAGGAATTAAAGCTATAGCAGGAGCCAACGACAATATTGGGTATTGGGAATGGTCAAGTGATTACGACAAAATCGACGATTCAAAAGAATTTTGGAAAGGCGTGGCTTTTGCCAATCCATCGCTTGGTAAAACCGTGCGCGTTGAAAATATCCGCGAAGCCATGAACGATACGCCGGAAGTATTCAAAACCGAAGTGCTTTGCCAGTGGGTTACAAATCTTTCGAGCGCTATTCCGCCGGAGAAGTGGCTGGCGTGCGGTGAGGATGATCTAAAGCTAAAAGAGGATGAGCCGACTTGGTTTGGAATTGACCTATCGCCAGATCGTAAATATGCGTCGTTGGTTGCCGGACAAAAGATGAGCGATGATAGATTTTTCGTTAAGTTACTGCACACCTGGCACAATCCAGTGTCGGTCGATGATATGGCTATTGCTAACGATATTGCGCCATATTTGCGTAAATACGATTGCGAAGTCGTTGCCTATTCAAAGCGAACCGCGTCGGCGGTAGCTGCTAGGTTAGTCCCGGCTGGCGTTCCAATTCAGGATATCGACGGAAATCTTTACAGCCAGGCGTGCGATGAATTACTTGGCGCGGTAACGTCAAAGCGATTGCGCCATGCAAATCAAGAGGATTTCACACTTGGCGTTAATTCAGCAGCCAAATTAATCGTTGGCGATGGCGGTTGGGTTATTGGACGACGAGCGAGCGGTGCCAACGTAACCAGCGCTGTGGCCGCTGCGTTAGTTACACATTATGCGACACGCCCAACGCTAGACCTTGATATTTTAGTCGTTTAGTCGTATAAGCCGCGCGAAAATTAGCGCATGGCTTTACGCGACTTCTTTGCTATTGATCATTCAGCGACACCGAAAACGGTTGAAGCTGCGGATTTAATGCCAGTCCAATCTTTCGATACTTTATATGCTGTTAATGCTGGACAAACAGCAACACGCGATCAGGCGATGGCGGTTCCTGTAATTGCACGCGCACGTGGAATTATCTGTAGCACAATTGGTTCGCTTCCACTTGAATGGATTAATGAAGCGACAAATACTTACGTTCCAGCTCCACGTGTAATTAATCAATCTGATTCACGCATTCCGGGTATCACATTTAAAGCGTGGATTATTGAGGATATGCTATTTCATCCTTATGCGTATGCATTAGTCCGTAAGCGCTATGCCGACACAGGCAGGGTTGCAGATATGGAGCGAATTGCGCCGGAACGTATTGCAACAAAGACAAATGCAAATGGAACACAAATTACTGGTTATTGGATAGATGGCACACCAATCGATCCAGCAGATTTAATAGTATTCCCATCGGTTGATGAGGGATTGCTGTTCCGCGCGGGTCGCACCATTCGCGCGGCACATCAACTTGAAAAGTCTGCATATAACTTTGCGATGAATCCAATTCCGCAAACAGTATTAAAAAATCGCGTTGGTTTAACACGCGAAAAATTAGCGCAGATGGGACAGGCTTGGGCTAAAGCTCGTCGCGAATCATCTACTGCAATTCTTAATGGCGATATTGATATTGAAACACTTGGATACGATCCAAAAGCATTACAATTAAATGAGGCCCGCCAATACTTAGCTTTAGAGCTTTGCCGCGCGATGGGCTTACCTGCATGGTTCGCGTCTGCTGATCCGCAGTCAAATACATATTCAAATGCTGTAAATCAGCGACGCGACTTGGTTGATTTCTCACTTCGTCCATATTTAACTGCATTTGAACAGCGAATGAGTTTTAGCGATATTACACCAGCCGGAACAAAAGTTAGATTTGACTTAGATGATTTCTTGCGCGGCAATCCATTAGAGCGCGCGCAAGTTTATGAAATACTAAATCGAATTGGCGCGATGAGCGTCGATGAAATCCGCGAGGAAGAGGACTTAATAAGTGAAGCTACACCTACCGCTTAATATCACAGCTGCGGATTCAGATTCGCGCACAATTACAGGACGCATCGTTGCATTCGATGAACCTGCAAATGCATCGACTGGAAAAGTCGTATTTGCTAAAGGTAGCGTCGAACCAAAGCCAGTTATCTTAAATCTGGAACATGATCGAACACGTCGAATCGGTAAAACTTTAGAAATGTCTGTCGCACCGGATGGAATGAGCATCGATGCAACTTTCAAGATTGCAAACACAACTGCCGGAACAGATGCGCTAATTGAAGCAAGCGAGGGACTTCGCGATGGTCTTAGCGTTGAATTTGCAGTAACTGATTATATTACCGACAAGAAAACTGGCGTTATGCGCGTAACCGCTGGCGAATTAACTGGCGTTGCTTTGGTTTCAGAGCCAGCAATTAGATCAGCTCGCGTTAGCGAAGTCGCAGCAAGCGAGGACGACGAAATCAAAGATGAAAATTCTGCAACAACCGAAGTTGCAGATAACCAACCAACAGAAAAGGAAACAACCGTGTCCGAATCTACCGATTCAGTATCTACCGAAGTTTCGGTAGAAGCAGCACAGGCAATTACCGCAGCTGCGGCAACTGGCGTTGCTTACACAAAGCCACGCATCGAAGTCACACCTGGCAAATACCTTGAAAACACAATCAAGGCAGCACTAGGCGACGACGATGCACGTCAATACGTTGCAGCAGCAGCAGATACAACCGATAACGCAGGTCTGGTTCCTACACGCCAGCTTGCAACAGTTATCAATGGTCTTGCAACAACAATCCGTCCATCAATCGATGCAATTTCACGTGGCACACTGCCAGATGCAGGTATGACTTTCGAAATTCCAAAGATTACAACACTTCCAACAGTGGCAGAAACTTCAGAAGCTGGAACACCATCAGAAACTGATCAGGCAGCTGCTTTCGTAACTGTAAATGTTAAGAAGTATGCTGGACAGCAGACATTCTCAGTAGAGCTTATGGATCGCACTTCACCAATGTTCTACGATGAGTTAGTTCGTAACTTAGCTGCACAATACGCAGCAGCAACAAACGCAGCAGTATCAGCAGCGTTAGTTTCAGGCGCTACAGCTGATTCAACAACTACAACAACTTACCCAACAGCGACAGAATTACTTGGTTTCGTATCACGCGGTGCGGCATCAGTATTCAATGCAACTAAGGGTTTGCCAGTTCCTTACGCAACTAAGTTAATCGGCGGAACCGGACAATGGGGCAATATTATGACTTTGAACGATTCAGGTCGTCCAATTTACATGGCTCAAAATCCAATGAACGCTGGTGGTGCAGTTAGCGCAACTTCACTTCGTGGAAATGTGGCTGGTCTTGACTTCTATGTCGATCCATCACTTAATTCAGGCGATGCAGATGGAACCTTAATTATGGTTAATCCAGATGCTTATACCTGGTATGAGGGAAGCACCTATCAGCTACGCGCAGACGTAATCGCATCTGGCCAAATCAGCCTAATGTTCTACGGATACGGAGCAATTGCAACAAAGATTGCTGCGGGCGCATTTAAGAACAACAAGGCTTAATAGCCAAAGTTAAAAGCCATGCTGGCTGTGTTCTCCCGAGCAAGCCAGCAGTAGTTTCGAGGGGATGGGAACAGGACTAATGCCGAGTATCGTTACAGCAAGCCAACTGCGGAGCGTGCTTGGCGTTAGTTCTGCCCTAGTGAGCGATGCAAGTTTAGAAACTTACATCGATACAGCAGAATCCGTCATTCTGCCTATGCTCGTTCAGAATTCAACTGGAGTGGGGTCTTACCAGCTGGAATCGAATGTCGCAAAACTATTTACAATTCGGGAGCATGATTTCGTGGTAGGTCAATCCGTCGTCGTTAGCGGTCTGCCATCACCATTTAGCGGCACATTCACAATTACCGCAGTAGCAGCTAAATCATTTCAATATGCGCTAACCGGAAGCGATGTAACTATTCGCCCAATCATTCCTAGCGCTAAAGCGTATTTGAGCGGCTATGACGCGGCAACACTTTACGCAAATACTCCAGCGGTTGAATCAGCTGTCTTGGCTGTATCCACTGAAGTTTATCAATCACGAATAGCGGTAGGCGGTGCAATCGATGGCGCAGACTTCCAGGTTACTCCATATCGTTTATCGCGCGGATTGCTCCAACGAGTTACTGGCCTACTTGCTCCGTTCCTTGACGTTGAAACAATGGTTAATTAATGCCAGCATCGACAATTCTTTCGAGCGTCCGGCAGCCATTAGCGACCGCCTTTGCGAGCGTTGCCGCCAACGTATATGACCATGTTCCGGAGTTTCCACCAAATCCATTTTTAGCGGTCGTTCCTAATGATCCATATATGGAAATCGATTTAATTGGTAAAACAAACGTAAAAGTTAAACTTAATTACATAATCACTTGCGGAGTTCAAAATGCGGATAGCGCAGCTGCACTTGATAACTTGGAACAACTAATAATCAGCATTCTGGCGGCCATTCCGTCAGGTTACGAAATCGGAACAGTTAGTCAGCCACGACTGCTTAACGTGGGAAATGGCGAATCACTATCGTCCGAAATCGTAGTAACAACCCGATACACACAAACAAACTAGGAGCATAAATGGCTACGACCGTCATAACTGGACGCGATCTAACCTTGACGATCGCATCCACTAATTACGACGCACAGGCAACAAGCGTCGTTCTTTCAAATCAAGCAACTATCGATACCTACCAGACTTTGGATGGTAAGGCATATAAGCACATCGACGATCAATGGACTTTGGCGGTCGAAATGCTCGCAGATTGGGGAGCAACTGGCTCACTTTGCGAAGCACTTTGGACAGCATGGGAATCAGCACCAAATACAACTTTGGCGGTATCGCTAACAGCTGTTACAGGTGCAGTCTTTACTTGCAACGTATTGCCAGAAGTTCCATCAATCGGCGGTGCAGCACCAGGAGCGCAGACTGTATCGCTATCATTTACAGTCGTAGGCAATCCATCAGAAACTTTCAGCTAAAATTAAAAATCGGGGGATGAAATGATAAAACTAAATATAAAGGTAACTTACCAATCTGGCGAAGCTGCTGAATTTTTAGCAGCTTTGCCGGAATGGTCTAAGTGGGAACGTAAAACTGGAAAGAGTGTTTATGCCATTAAAGGCATCGAATCATTCCAGCAATCAGACTTCCTATTCCTAGCTCATGCAGCTTATGTTCGTGCAGCGGCAGGTAAGCCGACTAAACCTTATGATATTTGGGAAGTCGGAGTGGAATCGATTGAAGTCGGTGATTACGACGACCCAAAAGTTACGCCAGCGGAAGCCTTGAACGAATAAGGTGGGAATTGGCGGTTGCATCCGGACAACCAGTCGATTCGATTAAATCTTATGAGGACATACTTACGCTTTATGAAATTTTAGAAGCGATTAAGGCGCAAAGGGGTTAGTAATGGCATCGCAGCAAGGTAAGTTCGCGATTGATATCGACCCGGTAGAATTCAAAAGTTTAATTACCGTATTGCGTCAATTAGATAAAGAGGAAAGCCAAAAAGTTCGCGATGGGGCATTTCCATTATCGCAGCGTCTATCTGGCCAACTTCACATGTTCGCTTTGCAATCGCCAGTTCCACAAACCCGTTTAGTCGCTCAAACTATTACGCCAAAGCGTGATCGTTTGGTTAGAGTAGATGTCGGTGGCTCAAAGAAAGTCGGCCGCGCTTACAGAAGTCGCGAATCAAAGAAATTAACTAAAGCACCTGCCGGAGCTTTGCTTTGGGGTTCAGAATACGGATCAACTGCTGGCGTTGATTCAATTGGTCGCAAATATTCGCGTCGCTTCGTCGTTGGACGCAATCGCGGCGGTTACTGGATAAATCCAGCGGTTGATTATTATGCGCCAGTCGTTGCACGCGAATATGCTCAAATGCTAACCGACGTTATTAAAGAAAACAGGCTGGATTAATGGCAACAATTCCAAAAGTCAAAGTTACGTTCGATGCTGATTTAGATGGCTTAAAACGTGGCACTGCCGCCGCTGAAAACGAATTAACTGGATTTGGCAAAAGCGTTGAGAAATTTGGCGCAATGGCTAAAGCTGCATTTGCCGCCGCTGCGGCCGCTGCCGCTGCCTATGCGGTAAAGCTAGGCGTAGATGGCGTAAAAGCCGCGATTGAGGATGAAGCTGCACAGGCTCGTTTAGCAAAGACTTTGGAAAATGCAGCTGGCGCGACTGCCGATGCAGTTAAACAAACTGAAGCATTTATATCCAAAATGCAAATGGCAACTGGCGTATCCGATACGACTTTGCGTGCCGCTATGGGTCGCTTAACGCTATCGACAAATGACGTTACTAAGTCGCAAGAATTATTACAGCTTGCTTTGGATATTAGCGCCGGAACGGGCAAGAGCGTCGAATCAGTAGCCAATGCACTTGGTAAAGCCTACGACGGACAGACGACCGCACTTGGCAAATTAGGCGTTGGTTTATCATCCACAGAATTAAAAGGCAAGTCATTTACTGAAGTCCAGGCACGTCTTAGTGATTTATTCGGTGGCGCAGCAGCTCGAAATGCAGATACCTTTCAAGGCAAAATAGCAATCATGCAGCAACGCTTTGCTGAATTCCAGGAATCAGTCGGTAATAAAATAATTCCTATTCTGCTAAGTCTATTTAATATGATTGATACCAAAGTCGTGCCAGCATTTACTTGGCTAAAGGAACACGCAATTGATCCAGTCATAGATGCGATTATGCGTAACAAGGACGCTTTCAAAGCATTTGGGGACATTATTGGCACTTACGTCGTTCCAGTCTTAACTGGCGCATTTGCAGGTGCTTTAGTGGTCGTTGGTAAAGTCGCGTCTGGAGTAATCGATATTATTGGTAAAGTCGCTGGCGGTATTGCAACAGTCGTCAATGGTGCTATTGGCTTAATCAATAAACTTATTGAAGCCTATAATCGAATACCGATATTGCCTAATATTCCAACTATTCCAACAGTTTCAAGTCCAACAATTAGCATTCCTAAAATTTCCACAAA